CTAAAAGCCGATTTGACCATTTCAGACGCTTGGGCAAAATAAAGTAAATTAATTATGAAGTACTCAGTAACTATTCAGGATTTAAACCAAATCCCATTACCAGAAAAGACAAGTTCTTACACTCCTGTAGCTCATGGAGATTTAATTCAAACTATAGAGCAAAATTTATCTAATAATTTTCCGCACTTAAGTATCGTGTCAAGAGATTATATGCTTAATAATACAGGACAGCAGTTTGTAGGGAAGCTTAATATTCAAGACGCATCAAACCCAAATACAGAATTAAACATGAGCCTGGGCTTTAGAAACTCCTATGATAAATCCATGGCGGTAGGATTAGCCTCTGGAGCTCAGGTTTTAGTTTGTAGCAATGGAATGCTATCGGGAGAAATGAGCCTGCTTAGAAAACATACCTCTAATGTATGGTCTGATATAGACTCGCTTGTGTTCCAATGCTTAAATAGATTGGAATCTAATTTTGAGCAAATCAAAGATGATATGCAAAAGATGAAAGAGCATGTAATTAGCAAGCAAGACCTGCATAGAATTACCGGGGAGCTATTTATGGATAAGCAACTCATTACTGCACAGCAGATGGGGATTATTCGCAAAGAGATTAAATTCTCAGATCACTTTTCTATGGTGAATCCAAAGGACATGACCCTGTGGAACCTATATAACAATGTAACAGAAAGCTTAAAGGTAGAACATCCTTCTAGTATTTTAAACAAGCACTTGAACCTGCATAACTACTCCAAAGCAATCTTATTGGATGCACCAAAAAAGCAGAATAAAGTTCAATTTATATACTAGGTATGAAAATAAACAAGGAAAAGCTACAAAGGCAAGAAAAGGTCTTGGCAAAGTGGAAAGCCAATAAATGTATTGGGGTGCTGGAAGCATGCACGGGTTTTGGGAAAACCTTTGTAGCTGTCCTTGCTATAAAAGAGATGAACCAACGCTTTACCCAAAGGACTACTCTAGTGGTAGTACCTACGCTGTATTTAAAAAGCCAGTGGGAGAGTGAAATTGTAAATCACAATCTTAAAAACATCTCTGTTATGGTAGTGAACTCCGCTGTTAAACTTGATAGACAATGTGATCTATTGGTTTTAGATGAGATACACAACTACGGCTCATTGGAGTTTATAAAAGCATTTTCAAAAATTAAGTACTCCTTTCTATTGGGTTTAACAGCTACTATGGAGCGCAGTGATGAACGTCATCATTTAATTTCAGAGTATGCACCCGTTATTGATCAGGTTAGCCTTGTAGAAGCATTAGCTAATGGGTATGTATCAAAATTTGCCGTGTATAATATAGGTATAGAACTTTCAGGAGACGATTTGGTGCATTACCAAAAACTCAACGACCAGTTCCACCGCTATTTTGCATGGTTCTCTCATGATTTTAAATCGGCGATGCGAGCCCTTAAAAACAATTCTCACTGTGAACAATTAGCATTTCGATTGGGAAAAACCTCTGTAGAGATTAAATCCTATGCTGTTCAGTTTATGAGAAATGTACAGGCACGTAAAAAATTCATTTACTCACATAAAGGAAAATTAACACTTGCTAAAGAAATTATAGAGCACTTAAATGTGAAGACCTTGACCTTTTCCGAGACGGTAGATTTTGCGGATTCCCTGTCAGATTCTCTGCAGGAGAATACGAGTTTTTCCTACCACTCTAAGGTCCATAAAAAAGTTAAAGCGGAGAAGTTAGCATCCTTCAACACAGCTGATAGTACGCTTATGACTATTAATACTGCCCGAGCATTAGATGAAGGATTTAATGTAGAGGGAGTTGAATTGGCATTGATATGTTCGGGGACATCCTCTTCCCGACAAGACCTACAAAGAACAGGGCGTGCCATTCGATTCCAAGAGGGTAAAAGAGGACTGATAATCAATTTATATTTAAAAGATACTCAAGACGAAAAGTGGCTTAAAACTAGACAAAGTAAAGCTACTAATGTGAACTGGGTAAATTCTTTAGAAGACATTTTTAATGAATCAACTCCAAATTTATTTAAAGCAGTTAATTCTGCAAAACCAGTGCACGTACTCCGATCCGATAGAGGTAATTCAATATCTAATTAAGAAGAATTACCAAATGGAATATTCCATGTTACAGGTTGAAGAGAGCTTGTATGAATTGTTTATTGAATCACTGTTTGATAACCCTAAAAAACAAAAAGCTTATGGTTATTAATTCAATTGATGAGATTGTAGATAAGACGATACAACATCAAATTAATCTGCAACAATTCTTTTTCCTGTATTGGGTACATCTAGGTGAACACCGCCTATTAGAGAAGTACTGTGTAGAGGGGAAAGGGTTTCGAGAGGCAGATGTAGTAGACCTAAGAAAAAGAGGGCTGGTCATAGACTATAATGAAAAAGGAGAATACCTATCGGATAAATTCTTTGTTTCAAATGAGTTTACCGAGGGCTTCTTTGGTGATGGGATGAAAAATGCCCAGGAGTTCTATGATGCCTATCCTAACTTTTTACAGATTGATTTCTCCCGGGTAACCACAAAAGGATTTGACCCTGACCTATTTTTAAAACAGTATGCCATAAAATATGGGCATGATGATGTATACCATAGAAGAATTATGGATGCACTACAAATTGCTATTACTCAAGGCATGGTAAATCTAGGTCTTAAGAAATGGGTGGACTCCAGACAATGGGAACTCATAGAGAAAGAATTTAAACAAAAAGGCGATGAAAGACCGAGCGACCAGGAATTTTAGCCTAAAGGTGAAAACCTACTCCAAAGCCCTTTCCGAGGCAAAAGATGCCATTGAAGAAGGCATTACAGGAGAACAGATGGGATTGCTTACACGGTGGGATAAAATTAATGACCGATTGTTAGGTGGAATGCGTTTTGGAAATGTATACCTAATAGCAGGAGCTTCAGGGCACGGTAAAAGTTTTATTTTGAATATGATCTTACAAGATTTTATAGACCCAAAGATTAATGGGAATTTTAAAAAGCCTTTTAAGATTTTACATTTCACCTTTGAGATGAGTGCTGTAGACGAGGTTCTTAGAACACTCTCAGGAAAGACTTCCCTAGCTTATGGGGATTTACTATCAGCGCATGGACCTCTATCTGATTTTGAATTCGATAGGGTGAAAAAAGAAATAGATGCATTGATTAACGATACGCGCTATTTTGTAGAGACTACCGGAAATCGCGATGAGATAGAAGAGGACATCGGATTGTTTATACAAAGGTACCCCGACCATGAACTGGTCATCTGTTTAGATCATACTTTAATGGTTAATGAACATGATGAGAAAAGTGAAGTAGGGCTTATGGCATCCCTAGGAAAGATGTTTATCGACATACGAAAAGAGTTCAACACCTTGAACATTTTGCTATGCCAACTCAACGATAAAATTGAGGATCCTAGAAGACTGTCAAACCCCTCAATGCACTATCCAACCAAAACAGACATTCACGGCTCCAAGCAGCTATATCATGCTGCAGATGGCGTTTTTGTGATCCATCGACCCGAGCTATTGCACCTGGATTTTTATGGTCCTAAACGCCACGAAGTAAATGGGCTTATTGCCTTTCATATCCTAAAGTTTAGAAAAGGACAGCCCGGGATGACAAGACTTCGAGAAGATCTTGGGAATGGGGCAATCCATACTTGGTAATAATTAAACACCTATATCAATGAAAAAACCAAACATCCTAATTGTGGGAAAATCTGGTTCAGGGAAATCTACCTCCCTGAGAAACTTAAATCCGGAAACTACCGCGATTTTAAATACTGAAATGAAGCAACTTCCTTTTAGGAATGCGCTAAAGTTTAAGAATAAGAATATAACTACGGTAAAAGAGTATTTCACAGCTTTTCAAGGCTGCCTCAATGCAAAGGAGATAGATACCATAGTGGTAGACTCTTTTACCTCACTTATTGAGATGCTGTACACAGAAGCTGATGCCTCGTTTAGAGGCTTTGATGTCTGGTCACATTACAATAAAGTAATTCGCCAGATACTTCTGATGAGTAAGAATACCGATAAGAATGTCATTTTTATTGCCATAGACGGCTACCAACAAAATGATGATAGCGTTGCAGAACGCTTTTGTTTTGTCAAGGGAAAAGAATGGCTTAAAAAGGTAGAAAAAGAATTTGTGATTTGTCTGTTTACAGATCCCAAGGCTAATGAAGACGGGGTAGAATACCGCTTTATGACGAATACCGATGGGATAAACTCAGCTAAATCTCCCTATGAGATGTTCGATGAGCAATATGTTGAGAATGACCTTAATAAGGTCTTAGAGACTGCTGCATCTTACTATCAACTAGAAACAGAATAAGCAGTATAAATATTCTGTTTATAAGATAAAATTTAGTAATTTTATCTGAAATAACCATATAATCATTCCGTTTAACCTAAAATTAAAAAAATGTACGGACAACCAGCAAAAGAATCAGTTGAAAGCATTCCAGTAGGAATTCAAGAAAATGTGTTATTAGATCACATTGCGTATGAACCTGCAAAAAAAGAAGGAGACTCTGCCAAAGTATTTGCCTTCTATTTTAAAGATGAAGCCGGAAGACTCTTTCGCCACTTAGAGTGGGAAGTAGATAGAGAACGTGCTAAAGCAACAGCACAATCTTATGGAAAAGATCCATTGACTTATGCCGATGAACAAGAGACTAGGGTTTCTGAAAGAGTATACCATATACTCAGCAACTTTGTTCCTATGGCAAAGCTTACCCAGGTAACAGGAAGTAGTTTTGGTACTTGGTGTGAAGCAGTAGTTAAAGCCCTTGGAGAGGCTAATAAGGGAGTTAAACTTCGCTTAAAGTTAGTGTATAATAATGCAGACTATGTTTCTCTTCCTAGAGTAACTTGGAATGGAGGCTTCTGTCAAAAGATGGACTTTGCAAGTACACTAAGACTAACACAATACGATAGAGTAGAGAAAAAGCAGCAGGACGATTTAAGTGGTTTAACCGCTAATGTAACTGCTGATGCTACAAATGGTAAGGTAACACCTGCCAAAGAATTAGAATGGGATAACTAGGCTCTTTAAGGGGGCTTAGTCCCCCTTAATTTTCAATTTATGTACGGAAGAAAAATAGACAAAGACTATATATTAGATACCATACCTATGGAGCTCATCATGGAGCAATACTTAGGTTTACCTGTGAATACAAAAAAGATGTACAAGTCTCCGCTTAGAACGGATCAGAAACCTACTTGTCACTATTTTTATAATCGCCAGGGTAAACTAATATTCCATGACTTCTCAGGTCATTTCTCAGGAGATTGTTTTGCGCTTGTTCAATTTATGTACAACTGTACTTTTATAGAAGCCATAGATATTATTGCTTCGGATTTCGGATTGAAGAACGAGAGCTTTAATAAAGAAGCTTATACAAAACAAACTTTCGATAGAACACCTTCAACCTCTAGTGTAATTGCGATTAAACGTAGAGCTTATACTCAAGATGATGCCAATTACTGGCGCAGCTTTGGTGTAGGTAAAAAGCAGATCAACTCCTATAAGGTATTCGCCTGTGAGAATGTATGGGTAAATGGAAAAATCATTTACACAACTAAAAAATCAGATCCTGCTTATGCCTATTATTTTGGGGATGAGCAGTTTAAAGTATACTTCCCAAAAAGAGATAAATATCGCTTTGTCTCAAACTGTGATAAATGGCAGGGATGGGAACAATTGCCTGAGAATGGGTTTATATGTGTAATTACAAAATCTTTAAAAGATGTCATGGTTTTAAATAGAATGGGCGTAGCAGCAGTTGCACCTCATTCGGAAAGTAAAACCCCTGAGCAAGAACTTATTCAAGAGCTGCGGGGGAGGTTTACAAAAGTATATTCTCTGTACGATTTTGATCTTACGGGAATAAGAACTGCTAATGCCATGCGTAAAGACTATGCGATAACTCCACTATTTCTTACCAATGGACGCTTTGGTTCAATCGACTATAAAGCCAAAGATATATCTG